GGGTGGGAGGATCATCCAGACAAAGGTATAAAACCAAACTATAAGATGATCACATGAACATTAACTATCATTTTGATTATCCCTGTTTGATGTACAGTCAACTTCCAGAGGATATTTTTGAAGAATTAAATAATCTACCTAATGGTGCTCATCATGGTAATAAATTAGTTGGAGTATTCCCAGACGAATACAAACTACCGATACGAAAAGCACCTTTGTTTAGAGATTTTATCATTTGTCTATCTGAGGCTTTCGCTAGAGAATGTTCAACTGCTCCTGTATTTCATCAGATCAGGCAGAACACTCCACCTAACACACCGTTTAAATTAGCGGATCTCTGGAGAAATGAAATGTATGCTAATTCTTATCAACCTTTACATCAGCATACTGGGTTGTTTAGTTTTATTGTATTCATGGATGTTCCCTATACACATGCAGACCAAATGAAATTAGAGCCTAACGTTCTACCAGAACATGTAAAAAATGGATTTACAGAATTCTCAGACCCATTCTCTATGTTCAATAAATTAATTAATGTTGAAAAAGGTATAGAAGGTCAAGTAATATTATTTCCTGCATGGGTAAACCATGTAGTATATCCATTCAAGGGGTTCTCTGGTATACCACGAGTTAGCATTTCTGGCAATATTGTGCTAGACTATGGTACGGTTGATGGTGCAGAGCACTTCTAAATATAACAGTTATTATTTTAAACTATGGAAATCCCAGACATGATCAAAGAGTTTAATGGTCAATTGGTAGAGCAAAAGGCTACTATCGTTGAACTTGAAAAACAACTCAGTCAAAGAAAAGAACAGGTATTGAGATTAGAGGGTGCAATAGAAGCACTAAATATGTCTCAAAAAGAAGAAGGTGAAGCTAAAGTAGGTGATTAAAACAGTATTCAGTATGTTTCCACAGACCCTAGTGGTCTGTGATATTGGTATTGATCATCAAGAAGTACAAGATAATATTAAAGAAGTTTTAGAAGATGGAGATGGTTTCTCTATTTCTAAGACTAATTTGCATGAGGATGAGAGGTTCTGGGTATTGTCTGGTTTGTTTGTAGAAGCAGTCAAACATTCATTCGCTAATGTTTTTGAATATAAAAACATATCTCCTCGCATAAGTACTATGTGGGCTACAGGGTGTGCATCCAATGAATATATTCATACACACTCACATCCTAACAGTTTTATATCTGGGGTATATTATCCTCAAGATATAGATTATCCTCCTATCAGGTTCTTTGATCCAGTACCAAAGATGATCATTCCTGATGTGGCTCAACCAAATTTTTATAATGTAACTGATTGCATTATCAATCCAAATCAAGGAGACCTACTATTGTTTCCCAGTTATCTGAAACATGAGACTGCTAAAAATGATTTGGATCAAATGAGATATAGCATATCATTTAATGTATTTCCTTTTGGAACTTTTGGTGAACAAGACAAACTATGTAACTTGGAGTTAAAGTAATGCATCAAAAAAACATACCATCTAGTGAAGCTAGGAAGCAAGAACATGTCAATTCTACACAGTTCTATATTCCTTTTGATGGTACTGCAGAGACTTGCCCATATAGAACAGGAGATTTATATGAGGGTAGATCCATTGTTTCAGTAGGATTTACAGAGAATGTATATGGTAAATCTTATCATATTATTGTGGAGAGAGATAGAACTCATTGTAGACAAAAGTATGTCTTTGATGCTAGTCACGATTTAAAGTTTTGCAAACCAGTAGAAAGAATGGATAAGGTTGTTGACGAAACAGAAATTGCAAGAATACTTAGACAAGTAGATATGAACAAAAAGGCATAAATAAACCTGAAGGACTAATTGCGAGCTGGGATGAAGAAGGTAGTCATCAGGGTTTCTGGTAATTATAGTTTGGATTCTGCATGTGCTGCTATCCTAAAATTATACGGTTTCCTAACCAATTATAAAGCATATAGAAGTTTTAAGACATTTTCATTAGAATGTCCAGAACAATATGAGAGTGGTTTACTAGACAAACTCAATGCACTTAATGTTGTTAAGAAAGCGTTTTGGGATAAACTAGCATACTCTTCTGGAGCTGTGTCTGCCCAAGGAGTAGAGGTACAGACTAGTGGAGACGTAGTTGCACAATCCACTACGAATACAAGAAATATTACTGGATCAAGTACGAACACAATATACGTGAAGGTTATATCTAACTGGCAAGGCAGTGGAGCAAACGTATTTGCGTTCTCAACTGATGGTGGTAGTACATATTCTGTTACATCTTTCTTCAGTGGTTTCTTACAAGGTGCAACATATGTCTTTGATCAATCAGACCCAACTAATAATACCCATCCTATAAGATTTTCTACTACACCTGACGGTTCATATACAACTGGCGGTGTAGAATTTTCATCAGGTGTAACCTATAACGGAGTTGCAGGATCATCAGGTGCTAACACAACTGTAGTATTTGGTTCATCTACACCTTCAGTTTTATACTATTATTGTTTAAACCATGCTGGAATGGGAAGGTACGATACCTCTCCTAACAGATACGGAACACTTAACGTACATGACTTCTGGCATTTAGATAGACTGACCAAACAAGACAGACAGTATATGAATGGTCAGTACAGTAATAGTGGTCAGACTGGCGATGGTGTTGATATCTATATCTTAGACAGTGGAGTTCGTGGTGCAAGTAGACCAACAGGTAACAACGCAGCTCTACATCCTGAATTGTATGATCCAGATTTTGTTACTGATCTGAACGGAACTGCTGAACAACAGAACTATAGAGTGTACCAACTACCACATTACGCTGGTGATTATGGTACTAACAACGAAGATGATAATGATCACGGTACTTATTGTGCCATCTTAGCTGCAGGTAGAACCTGTGGATTTGCATCTAATGCAAAAATATATGCACTCAAATGCTTGAACTCTTCAGGTAGTGGTACATATACTGCTATATTAAATGCATATCAGGCAGTCATAGATCATAATGATAGTGGCAATGTAAACTATAAAGGCAATACTAGACCAGCTATTGTCAATACTTCTATAGGTTCAGGACTTCCAAGTCAGTCTTATCCATATGTTGAACTGAATGATGCAGGTGATGACACAGGAACTGACGAAGAAGTATTAGATGATATTGAAGGAACCATAGCTGCTTCTCAAAAAATATTAATTTGTAGATCTGCAGGTAATGGATTTAAAGACTCTGGTGATAATTTTGCAGGACCTTTGATGTCTAAGGTTGTGGTTGGAGCAAGAACTGCTGGTTATGCTGATAACACAACTGGTGGTGTGAACAATGTAGATGTAGATCAAGCAAAGATTTCTGTAGGTGCTACAGACTATAATGATAGGTGGGCAGACTTCTCTAACTATGGTGCTGGTGCTACTGTTTGTGCACCAGGTAAAAATATTCGTCTTCCTAAGTATGACTGGACTGCAAACACACCATATACTAGCACTGCGAACTATGCAACTATTGGTGGTACATCATTCTCATGCCCTCTAGTTGCAGGCATTATGGCATGTTGGGCTGGCAAGAATGGGTATACTTTAACAACTAATAACTTTGCAACACTAGGAAAACAATTTATTAGGGGAACTGGTAACACTGGAGATATAACGAAGGGTGTAACTCAACTCTATCCAACAAATAGTATTGAAGAAAGAAAACTACCCACTAACCCATATACGGTTACTAGTGGAAGTAATAATATAGTAATATCTTTTAACTCATCTGATAACAGTCACTTCATTGGTAATGTTGGTAAGAAGGTTCAGTTAAGAACTACAGGATCAACAGAGGGTGGTGGTAGTAACGCTCTAACATACAATATAACAACAACTGCACCGTCATTTAGTTTCTATACACTTAGTGGAACTGATAGAAATGGTGGAGTAAATGGAAACAATGTAGGTGTTACTGTATATGTTGGAGACACTATTAATTTTAACTTATCAGGTGTCAGTGGTTCTCATCCATTTTATCTTAAGAGTGTACAGGGAACTGGAACTACTAATCAGGTAAGTACACCAGCTGCTACTGGACAAGGATCTACAGGAACTGCAACAGTATCATGGACACCAAATACTGCAGGCACATATTATTATCAGTGTTCTAATCACAATGCAATGAATGGAACTATCACAGTTCAAAACGATCCTGGTGCAGGTGGTGTAGTTCTTGGTGGTACAGACATTTCTGCATTATCTCAAGGTGGATGGTTAAACATAACTGCTGAAGATTCAATCAATAATACGGTTACCGTTCAATCAGCTGGTAACGCTAGTGCTACTGCAACTGGTGGTGGATCAAATAACTATCTTGCACTGATTAATTCGGAAGCAATAACACATGAAAGTACAGATGGTGTTGTTTCTACTTCTACTCAACTAAGATCTCAGACTGATGCTCAAGAAGCACAAGGTACTAGTGTATATGATAATGTAAAATACTATCCAGTAGATAGTGGAGTTGACTTTAAATATGATGCCAACACTGATGTTCTAACTAAAAAGAGAGGAGCATTTTTCCCCTACGTTGATACTACAGTAACATGGGCACAATCTTCTGGTGCAATAACTGGAAGTCCATTTACAAATGGTGCTAGTGTTAGTATCGACCTTGGTTTATCTGGCCAGACATTTGCTAGTGAACCAACTTACGAACTTTATACAACTACAGGTGATGCACTGGGTGCTTCTGGTCTCTCATTAAACACTACGACAGGTGTATTGAGTGGTACAGTTACATCAGATTATATTGATACAACTTTTAACTTTAGTGTAGTTGAGCAAATTACAAACAATACCCGTGCATTCAGTTTTACTACTGCAGGAACTGGTGTTCTTATTACAGTTACAGGACAACCTAGTGACGCAAGTATAGAAGCAGGTGCTGGTACAAATGCTACATTCGGTCCTGTATCAGCTATCAGTTCTGATGGATCTACCATTACATATCAATGGGAACTATCTACTGACAGTGGTGCTAACTGGTCTGCCCTATCTGAAGGTAGTGGTTATACTAACGTGACAAGTAATACATTGACAGTCAATGATGACTATGGAAAAAATTCATATCAGTTCCGTTGTAAGTTAGATACTAATACCGCAGTGGCATCAGCTTATACTAATGCTGTCACACTAACAGTATTCAGAGTGATTACTGTAAATACACAACCAGTAAACTCTACACCTGTTGCTCCAGCTACAGGATCATTTACAGCGGTGGGCTCAACTGCAGATGGTGCACCAATCACATATCAATGGTATAAATCTGAGAACGGTGATGGAGTAAACTTCAATGATATAAGTGGTGCTACCTCATCCACATATACTACAGGTGCTACAACTTACGATGCTGATTATGGTGATTACTACTTATGTAAATTAAATGCAGTAGGTGCAACTGGTATCTTTGCAAACACTGTTAGATTATTTGTAACTAGAACAATTAATATTACCACTCAACCTCAAGGAACTACAGGTGCTGTTGGTGGAACAAGAACATTCAGTGTCGTAGCAAATACTTCAGATAATGATTCTGGAGATATAACATACCAATGGCAGATATCAAATACAGGTGGTGCTTCTTGGAGTAATGTATCTGCAGGAACTGGTGGAACTACAGCAACTTATGTAACTCCTACATTAGATGCATCCTACGATGCAAATCAGTTCCGTTGTGTATTGTCTTGTACAGGTGCTACACAGATAGCATCAAATGCTGTTACCTTACAGGTAGAAACAGTAACTGTTAATGTTGTAAATCAACCACAGGATGCAACTGTAAATGAAACAGCTACAGCAACATTCAGTTGTACTGGATCAGTTACTATGTCAATCATTGGTGGTAATGCTGCGTCTTCATCATATGATAGTGAATCATGGACAACACCTGGTGGTGGAGGAGGATCAGAAAATGCTCAAAGTCAATCAGATCATAGTCCAAACGTAAGTTTCCAATGGCAGAAATCAGATGATGGAGGAGCAAACTGGGCAAATATAGGTGGTGCAACAAGTTCAAGTTATACAACTGCTGGCACAGTATATGCTACAGATAATGCTGATCAGTATCGTTGTGAGTTAGATGCAGTTGGTGCAACTGTCAAGGCATATACAAATGCTGTAACTCTGACTGTACAAAGAACATTTGCTATTACCGCACAACCATCTAACGTAACATCTAATGAGGGTGCTACCAGTAACTTCACTATATCGGCATCAACAAGTAGTGGAACTCCAACATACCAGTGGCAAAAATCTGATGATGGTGGTGCAAACTATGCAAATGTTTCTACTGGTACAGGTGGAACAACAGATTCATATACAACTGGAACTTTAATATTTGCTGATGATAATAACGATCGTTTCCAATGTATCGTATCTCTTGTTGGATCTGCTGCACCTATAACTTCTGGTTTTGCATTACAGACTGTATTGCGTGTTATCACTATCAGTCAACAACCTCAAAACACTGCTGTTATTGAAGGACAGACTGCAAGTTTCAGTGTAACTGCTGCTATTACTAGTGGCTCAATTACATATCAGTGGCAGATATCAACTGATAGTGGAGCAAATTGGAGTGCTATTAATGGTGCAAACTCAGCGTCATATACAACACCTGCAACAACATACCCAATTAATCCATCAGAACAATTCCGTTGTGTTCTATCAAACACTAATGCAACTTCTGTAACAACTACAGCTGCCACTTTAACTGTTAATGAATCAGAGTTTGTATCTGCTCCAACTACTGTTACACCATTTATAGATCCAGATACTACTAAGACTTTATCAAGACAACCAGTTATTACTACATCTGCATTCGTTCAAGAATATGCAGGCTCAACACATAGTTCTTCTTACTGGAGAATTAGAAGAGTTAATGATAACGTAACTGTCTATGATACTAACAATATAAATCTTAATGGAGATAGTGCAAATAAAACTAGTCTCACAGTACCTGCAGGAGTTCTTGAATTTGATACTCAGTATTCAGTTCAGGTTAAGTTCAGGGATCAGAATGGTTTGCAAAGTGCATACTCAAGTGCATCGTCATTTACTACTCCATTTGTTGATCAACCAGAGATACAAGTTATCACACCTGCATTCAATCCTACTGTTACAGCGTTGACTGCACAAGTGAAAAGTGGTTTCCAACACACATCAACATTCTGGCAGTTCTCACCAGCAGTTACATTTACTAATATAGTACATGAATCTAGAGACAACAGTGTAAACAAATTATCTTACACTCTTCCTAATGCTGTGACGCTTAGTGCGAATACTCTTTATTATGTAAGAATTAGATTCAACGTTAATCCTGTATAACATGGCTTCACCATCAACAAGAGAAGGACTTATCGACTACGCATTGCGTCAGAACGGTGCTCCTGTTTTAGAAATTAATATTGAAGATGATCAGATATCTGATCTAGTAGATGATGCTATCCAATTTTATAATGAAAGACATATGGATGGTTACATTAGAACCCATCTAAAAGTTCAGTTTACTCAGGCCATGATTGATGCCATGACAACTGACACTACTACTCAAGTAACAGCTGCAACATCATCAGCACTAGCAGTTGACTGGAAGGAACAGAATAATTATCTTAAAGTTCCTGAGCATGTTACTAGTGTTATAAAAGTATTTCCATTCCAATCTAAGAACGTAACTAATTTATTTGATGTTAGATATCAGTGGAGATTAAATGATCTATGGGATCTAACTAACACAGAAATTTTAACCTATGAGATGGTTAATAGAAGACTAGAAGATATCTATTATCTCTTAGAAGGACAGAAGCAAACTAGATTCCAGATGAGAGGAGATAGATTATATCTAGATTTAGATTTTAAAACTGATGTAAATGATGGAGACTTCTTAGTTCTTGAGGTCTATCGTGCACTAGATCCTACAAATACATCTGCAGTTTACAATGATCTTTGGATGAAAAGATATGTATCTGCACTTATACAAAGACAGTGGGGTGCAAACTTAATCAAGTTCCAAGGAGCACAGTTGCCTGGTGGAATTACAATGAATGGAGAGTTTATATACAACGAAGGTAAAGAGAAAGTAGCGAAACTAGAAGAAGAAATGATATCTCAATATGAGACACCACCCCTTGACATGATTGGCTAATGGCAAGATCTACATACTTTACTCATGGTACTAGGAACGAACAGTTTCTATTACAGAACCTAGTAGAAGAACATCTCAAAATGTTTGGGATGGATGTCCTTTACTGCCCTCGTAAGATGGTTATGAAGGATGGTGTTTTTAATGAAGAAAGTATTTCTGAATTTGATGATGCATATATTATAGAAGGATACCTAGAGAACTTTGATGGGTTCCAAGGTGGTGGAGATTTGATGACTAAGTTTGGTATTAGACAAACAGATGAATTAACTTTGGTAATCTCTCAACAAAGATTTTCAGATTTAATTTCTCAGTTTTTACTTCTAGATAAAGGTACAACTATTGAAGTTGGAGAAAGGCCACAAGAAGGAGATCTAATATACTTCCCAATAACTAGCAATTTCTTTGAGATTAAATTTGTAGAACATGAAGAACCTTTCTACCAACTCGGTAAAGGTTATGTTTATAAACTTAAATGTGAGCTCTTTGAATACAGCAACGAGCAAGGTGATCTATTTGAAGGTGATGAGGATCTTATTGATTACGGATATACTGTTAAGCATTACTATCTCACAACCAATGGTGTCACTGCAACTGGAACTCCAGTTATTGACAATGGTGGTATTGATCAGATCTATATCACTAACAATGGTAGCAAATATAATGAGACACCTGCAATTACTATTTCTGGTAATGGATCCAATGCAGCTGCTACTGCATTCATGACAAACATTACTGTGTCTGGTGGATCACCAACTAAATCTGCAGTCATAAGAGGGATTGTTAATCAAGGACAACTCATGTCTGTAAACATAGTAGATGGTGGAGAGGGATATGATGAAGATAGAGCAACTCTTCAGATAACTGATCCTGATGCTGGTGGTGTAAAGGCAACCATCACACCAACTTTTACCAATGGAGTATTGACTGCAATCAATATTTTAAATGGTGGATCTGGTTACAGAAGTGTTAAACTTATAGATATTACTAATGCAGGTACTGGTTATACAGCTGCAACAATGGCATTTACTGCTGCACCACAAGGAATATCTGGAACTTTCACAGTGCCAGAAACAGTTACTGGTGGTACTACTGGTGCAACAGCTCAGATGGTTGAGTGGGATGCACAAGAAGGTTGGATCAAACTTAAATCGCCAACTGCTACTTTCGCTATAGGTGAAACCATTATGGGTTCAGACTCTGGTGCTACCATGGTGCTAGATAATAGGGATGAGATGGCAACAACAGATACTAAATATTCTGATAGTGTTACCTTTGAAAATCTCGGTGACGATATTTTAGACTTTAGTGAAACAAACCCATTTGGAGTAATGACTTAATATGTTAGGGACATACACATATAATAAGATTATTAGAAAGTGCGTAATAGGATTTGGTACGCTCTTCAATAACATAGAAGTCCGTAAGGAAAACAAAGACGGCTCAGTATACAGTAGGATGAAAGTACCACTAGCGTACGGTCCTCGACAGAAATTTTTAGCAAGACTAGAACAACAGGCAGATCTAAACCAGAAGGTTGCGATCACAGTTCCACGTTTGTCATTTGAGATGACAGGAATATCATATGATAGTTCTAGAAAACTTGCACCAACAACTCTAACATTAAAAGCAAATACAGCGAATGCAGTTAAAAAACAATTTACACCTGTCCCTTATAACATTGACTTTGAGCTTAATGTTATATCAAAAACAAACGACGAAGCATTAGAAATAACAGAACAGATACTTCCTATATTCCAACCTTCATATCAAATAACCATTAAGATGGTTGATGATATGGCAGACTTTAGGGATGTTCCTATCGTATTGAATAGCATCAATTATAGTGATGACTATGAAGGATCTTTTGATGAGAAGAAGATTACTTTGATTACGATGTCATTTACAGTCAAGGCATACATCTTCGGACCTGTAGGATCTCAAGCACCAATCAAGAAAGCAAAGGCAGATATCTATACAGATATGAAAGACGTTGCTACTACAAGACAGGTTGCTTATCAGGTTCAACCAAGAGCACTTACAGATCAAAATCAAGATGGTACTACAGAACTTGCAGGAGCAATTACTGCGAAGAACCTTACCATAGAGGTTGTTGATTTTGTCAATATACCAACTCAATCATACATTGAGATTGGTAATGAGGTCTTGTATGTCAAGAGCAAAACATCTCCAAATAAACTATCAGTTCGTAGAGCACAGAACGGAACAAAGGCAGCTGCTGCAACTGCAGGAACACCAGTTGACATCATAAATGTTGAGGATGATAACCTACTAACAGGTGGTGATGACTTTGGATTTAGTGAGACGGTATCTTATTATGAGTAACGAAAAACTAGACCAAGACTGGTTTGATAAAACTACAGAAACAGAAGTAGTTCCTAAAACAAACAAACTACATCTAAAAAAAGATGAAGGTGATGATGTAATTAAGGACTATGAGTATGCTAGAGGCAACTTATACTCTTTAATTGACAAAGGACAAGAAGCAGTTAATGGTGCACTTGACCTTGCAATGTCATCTGATCATCCACGTGCATACGAAGTTGCAGGACAACTTATCAAACATGTAGGTGATGTTGCTGACAAACTTATGGCACTACAAAAAGACAAAAAGAATGTCAAAGAAGAGAGTGTCAAAACACAAGTAACGAACAATTCTTTGTTTGTTGGTAGCACTGCTGACCTACAAAAGATGCTCAAACAAGCAAGCAAGAAAAAGGATAAATAAGTTTATGGCATACGTAAGACACGACAAAGACAATAACCCAGTCAGTCCTCAACCAGGCAAGACTACGGTAAATCAATTCGCGGGTAACGAGGGTTGGAGCACAGTCACATATGAAAATTTCAATGCTGACTATCAAGCTCGTAACTCAGATAATAGTGCTAGAACACCTGGCACATTCCAAGCACGTGATAAAGATAATAATGCAAGAACTCCTGCAGCATATCAACGTCACGACAAAGACAACAATCCAGTAACAGGTTAATGGCAACACGCATACCTACAATGTATGGAAGATATTATGTTATCTCTTTTATATGGAGAGGTAGGCAGATGACTTTCACAGTATACAGGGCAAATCTTTCTAGAATGCAAAGACCACAGGCACAGAAACTGTGTGATAAGATGTATCCTGGCTGTAGAGTTATATCATTCCATGAGTCAGATGCAACTGACGGACCTGTAGTATTGACAACAGAGTCTAAGGATTGTGGTGATGGTATGTATTATTGTAGAGAAGATAAAAAGTGCAAACCAATACCAAAAGGATATCACGAAAGAGAAGATGGATATCTAGTAAAAAATGAAGCAGCAAATCCTGCACAACAGGCAGCGATTGCTATTGATATGAAGAAGAAAGGTAAGAAACCAAAGAACGAAACATATTTCTATGCAGGAGATTCTAAAGAAGAATTTAAGGACAAGGCAGCAAAGAAAAAAGAAAATAAGAAAAAGAAAACAGCAGTGCAAGGTGCAACTGATGTACCAAACTTTCCACAAGATCAAGTTAGTGAAGATTGGCAGAGAAAGTCAGGTAAGAATCAATCAGGTGGTTTGAATGAGAAGGGTCGTAAATCATACGAGAGACAAAATCCTGGCAGCGATTTAAAAGCACCAGTTACAGGTAAAGTAAAGAAAGGTGGTAAGGCAGCAAAGAGAAGAAAATCATTCTGCTCAAGAATGAGAGGTATGAAGAAGAAGTTGACAAGTGCTAAGACTGCTAGGGATCCTGACAGTCGGATAAACAAGTCACTCCGTAAATGGAAGTGTTAATTATAGGAGACTAAATATGTCTAGAGTTGAAGAAATGCAAGCAGAACTTAGAGTTTTGGAAGCGTTTAGAGAAACAACTCGTGCAACTATTCTACGCTCAATGCTAGAATACGAGATCGCAGCAGAGGAGAAGTCTCATGTCAATGGTCAGCGAGGATCTATTAGATCTTGATTGGATGGATTACGAGGGTGTGATAGGAATGGATCCTATTACGCATAAGTATGAGGTGCAACTTAATCGTCGTTTGCACTGGTTCGATACTAGAAAAGAAGCAGAAGAATATTTAATAACACATGCCGACTAATCCGTCAGATTATTACTTGGGTAACCCTAACCTCAAAAAGGTTGGGACTGAAATACAATTCACTCAAGAGCAAATAAAGGAATACCTCAAGTGTAAAGAGGATCCTGTATATTTTGCTAAGAACTATATCAAGATCATCTCACTTGATGAAGGTATAGTTCCATTTAAGATGTGGGATTTTCAGGAGGAACTTATTGAAAAGTTCCATGAGCATAGATTTAATATAGCAAAACTACCTCGTCAGACTGGTAAGTCTACTACTTGTGTATCTTACCTTTTACATTATGCACTGTTTAATGACAATGTTAATATTGGTATTCTTGCCAACAAGTTATCTACTGCAAGAGACTTGCTCGGAAGATTACAATTAGCATATGAGCAATTGCCTTTATGGATACAGCAAGGAATTGTTGTATATAATAAAGGAAGTATGGAGTTAGAGAATGGATCTAAAATACTGGCAGCATCTACCTCTGCATCTGCAGTTAGAGGTATGTCTTTCAACATTATATTTCTGGATGAGTTTGCCTTTGTACCTAATCATATTGCTGAAGCATTCTTCAGCTCAGTATATCCTACTATCACTTCTGGTACCAAGACAAAAGTAATAATTATATCAACCCCATTTGGTATGAACCACTTTTATAAGTTGTGGGTTGATGCACAGAAAGGAAGAAATGGATATGCATGGACTGAAGTACATTGGTCTAAAGTACCTGGCCGAGATGCCAAGTGGAAAGAAACGACGATTGCTAATACATCAGAAAGACAGTTTACTCAAGAGTTTGAATGTGAGTTCCTTGGATCTGTTGACACATTAATCTCAGCTGCTAAACTTAGGACATTGGTATATGATGACCCGTTAGTACAGAATGCAGGATTAGATGTTTACGAAAATCCTATTGACAATCATGATTACATCATATGTGTTGACGTATCTCGTGGTCTCGCACAGGATTACTCTGCCTTTGTAATTATTGATATTACACATGCTCCATGGAAACTAGTAGCAAAATACAGAAACAAAGACATCAGGCCGATGTTGTTTCCGAACGTAATTTATAACGTTGCAACGAATTATAACAATGCACACGTTCTCATAGAAGTAAATGATATAGGTGAAGCAGTAGCTGCTAGTCTATACTATGATGTAGAATATGAAAATGTTCTGATGTGTGCTATGCGTGGTAGATCTGGTCAAGTTGTTGGGCAAGGTTTCTCAGGTAACAAGGTTCAGATGGGTGTGAAAATGAGCAAGACTGTCAAAGCACAGGGATGCAGTAACCTCAAAACACTGATAGAAGATGATAAATTACTAGCAAGAGACTATAATATAGTAGCAGAACTGACTACTTTCATTCAAAATAAGCAGTCATTTGAAGCAGATGAGGGGTATCATGACGATCTTGTCATGTGTTTAGTGATCTTTGCATGGTTAGCACAGCAAGATTACTTCAAAGAAATGACTGATCAAGATATACGTAGAAAGATATATGAAGAGCAAAAGAATCAAATAGAACAGGACATGGCTCCGTTCGGTTTTATTGATGATGGACTAGAGGATGAAGCTATTGTTGATACTGAAGGAAACGTCTGGACTATTGATATGAACGAACAAGACTCATCAAAATGGAAGGTAGATGAGTATGGTGATAGAGACTTCATGTGGAACTATCGCTGAAAAAGAGGCTTTTAATAAATAATTTTAGACAAAAATTGATTTATCATCAGGAGTAATAAGCATGGCTAGCACTCTTCTATCGCCAGGAGTTGATATCCAAGAAAGGGATTTGACACTTGGGTCGATTGAGACAGTGGAAGTTAACGTCGGAGCAATTGTTGGTGCCTTTAGTAAAGGACCAGTTTTAACCCCTACACGTATCGCAACCGAATCTCAATTAATTGAAATCTTCGGTGAACCCACCGACGCAAACGCAGAAACATGGTGGACAGCTGCCAGCTTCCTATCATATGGTGGAGTTCTCGACGTGGTTCGTTGCGGAACTAGTGGACAGTTAACCGCATCAGACGATTTCACAACATCTCCATACACTCTTTCTATAGCATCAAAAGATATATACGAAGCTTCTTATCTAGAAGCAAGTAATAATCCATTCACATTTGCAGCAAGAAACGTAGGTGCAGATAGTAATGGTCTTGTAGTATCAGTCATTGATAAGGGTGCAGATTACGTCTTAACTCTAGATGGTATACCTACAGCAACTACAGTTGGTACAGAAATTACTAACGTTGGTGCTACTAAGACAGCAAGAATTTATGATTGGGATGCAACTGGAAACAAACTATCAATCATCACTTCTGATACATGGACAACTGCAGATGATGTAGAGAATGGTACTACTGACCTCAACATCACAGGAGTTGTAGATTGGTACGACCAACAAGATGTCAGTGTTATAGTTAATGGAGTTACAACAACTCTTGGTAAGTGGAATGTAATTGCTCCCCGTCCTGGTACATCTACTTACGTTAGTGATCGTGGTGGTGCAAATGATGAAATGCACATCTGCGTATGGGACAGAACTGGTTCCGTATCAGGTACACCAAAAACACTCCTAGAAAAATTTACTTATGTGTCTAAGGCCAATGATGCAAAGAGTGCAGAAGGGTCTATCAACTATTACCCACAAGTAATACTTGAAAAATCAGCATACATTTACTGGGGTTCTCATGAAACTGAGGCTTACGATGTAAGTGCTAATCAGTTAACTGATAACGCAAGTAACATACCTGGTACTGGAAATGCTGGTAGTCCATCCACTACAGTGTTTGACTTGATAGTTGATAAGAACGGACCTTTAAATCAAGGTCTCCAATCTTACTCATTCAGTAATCCAGCTGACGGAATAGGTAAAGGTGCTGAAACATTAGGTGCAACATCTGGTGAAATAGTTACCGCACTACAAGAATTTGCTGATCCTGAAACTCGCTTGATCGACTACCTCATTGCAGGTCCTGGCGATGCATCAAGTAAAGTAAATACACAAGCAATTGCAGATGCAGTTATTACAATCGCTGCTTCTAGAAAAGATTGCGTTGGTTTCGTCTCACCATATAGAGGAGACGTTGTTGGAGTAACAAGTTCTTCAACACAAACACAAAATGTAATTGACTTCTTTAGCGGAAGAGCAAGCACATCATTCGCTGTGTTTGATAATACTTGGAAGTATGTCTATGATAGATTTGCTGACAAGTATCGTTACATTCCTTGCTGTGGAGATACTGCTGGCTTATGTGCAGCAACCACTGCAAACGGATTACCTTGGTTCTCACCAGCAGGTTTAAACCGTGGTGCAATTAAAGGTGCTATAAAACTAGCATACTCACCAACCAAATCCGAAAGAGATTCACTGTATCAGAAGAGAATTAATCCTATTACCAGTTTACCTGGTCAAGGTATTGTTCTTTTCGGAGACAAAACTGCTCTCGCTTCACCATCTGCTTTTGATCGCATCAACGTCCGTCGTCTATTCTTAGTTCTTGAGAAGACAATCGGTAATGCTGCGAAGGGGGTTCTCTTTGAACTGAACGACGAATTCACAAGAAACAACTTCAAGAATGTTGTCGAACCATACCTTAGAGGTGTACAAGCCGAAAGAGGTGTTACCGACTTCAAAGTTATTTGTGACAGTACTAACAATACTACCGAAATCGTTGACAGTAATGAGTTTAAGGCTGATTTCTATATCAAGCCTGCACGCTCAATTAACTTTATAACTTTAACCTTCGTTGCTACCCGTACTGGTGTTAGCTTTGAAGAAGTTATACCCCGTAGATAATTAAAGGAGCACATCAGAAATGGCAACAACACCATTAGGAATTCTATCATTCCAAAAAGCGATAAGGGGTGGTGTACGACCTAACCTCTTTTCAGTCGAACACAACTTCCCAACAGGAGTCACATCTCCAACTATTACTGGAGCAAATGGAGCCGAGGTTCCATACATGTGTAAGTCTGCTGCATTACCAGCAACTAACGTAGGTACAGTTGAACTTCCTTTTAGAGGAAGAGTTATCAAAGTACCTGGCGATAGGACTTATGAAACATGGACAGCAACATTCTACATGGATGACACATTTGCACTTAGAGGTGCATATGAAAAATGGATTTCTCTAACTAACGGAGTTGATTCAAACACTGCAACTGCAGACATTGTTGATACTTGGGAAGATATAGTAATCTCACAACTTGATAAGTTCGGATCAGACGCACAGATAACAGGTGGCAATGCTGCAGGTAATCTTCAAGTTATTCGTAAGTACAAACTAGTACAAGCATTCCCAGTTAGCGTATCACAAATTTCAGTTGCATACGACAACAACGATTCATATGAAGAATTCGATGTTGAGTTTGCATATCAATACCACGAGACCTTCGATATAGGAGACAATTTAGTAGGTAGAGAATTTGACGATGCTACAAGCTAGCTAAATACTAGGTAAGCAGAAACAAAATATTATGGCAGAGTTATTCGGTTTCTCGTTTAAGAAAAAGCTAACGGATAAGGATCGTGCTCCATCTCCGATAGCTCCTTCTAGCGAGGACGGAGCTACTAGTTATATTGCAGGAGGTTACTATGGTCAGTATCTTGATCTAGACGGTAACTT